GCAATACTTTGATATAAATTTTTTCAAATTTTTTTTCTAAAACTTTAACTTCCAAATAAAATCAAAGGTTTTAAGGTCGCTTAAATGTAGTTTTGTCATTAAATCCTTTCGGTCTTTACGGGTGTATAGTTTCTTGTAACAATCCTTAAACTCGCTTACCATTTCTACCTTTACGTTTTTACGACAGTACCTTAATAGTTCGTCTTTTCGTACAATCCAAAAACAATCCTCGAACTGAAAAGCAATCCATTCCGCGTTAGATTCGTTTGAGCAACTCCCTGCATACCCATTTACGTTCTTAAACTCAACAACTATAAACCCCTCGGAGTGGCTTTTTTTGTACCCCTTGACGTCTATTCCTTTTCCGTAAATAAAGAAGTCCACGTGCGAAAATATATCTTCGCTATCGGTAGATTTCTTAAATTCGATTTTGTTTTTTTTACACGCTTGAATAAAATTATATTCGCCTTGCGTTCCTGTTTCTTGTGAATGCTCAATATGTTCGTTACTCGATAGTTCTTTAGCTTTGTTTGAAATCATTTATCTTTTGTTTATAGCGTTTAATTATTTCGTTTAGTTCGTCCCGTGTCCATTTCTTTGTTTCGTAGGCTCTAGCGTGTAATTCTATTAACCTATCCGCTCCTATTCGCTTTTTAATTCCTATTTGGTATTCTATTAAATTTCCGTGTTTATGCTGATTACAAGTTACGCATTGCCCGTGTACGTTTTCCTCATCGAACGTTACCGCCTTATGCCCCCCCATACTAAAATAATGCCCTGCGTCAAATTTCGCTCCTAACGGCTTTTCGCAACTAATACACGGCTTACCCTTGTCCCTTTTCCGTATGTACTTATTAAACGTTATTTGAGCCAATTTAAGTAACTCGGGCAACGTTTGTAATTCGTCTTTTAATATCTTTTTTTTCTTTTTCCATTGCTTTTCCTTTTCTAATTCAATCCAAACTTTAACGCAAAAAGAATCGAAACAATACTTTTGATTAAATCGAACTGGCGTAAATTCCTGTTTACATTGTTTGCACTTCATAACCCCTTTGTAAGCATTTCGTTTTCGTGTTTCAATTCCTTTATTTGGGCTTTTAATTCCAACCCTATGCGCTCCAACCTAAACGCCGTACTACGTGCAAACCTTAATTCCTTTTCCATTTCTTTTATCGTGTCCCGTACTATTTGTAAATCCCCCAAACTCGCCTCCATTGACGTAATTAAATCCGTTCTATGTGGATTCCGTTTTTTAATATCGTCTAAACTATCCTGTATTTTTGTGTAGGTATATTGAACCAATACCTGCGCTCTAAAAATTGTTAAATCTTCCATATTAAAAAGGTAAATTTTTGTCTTTTGGTATCCTAATATCTTTAATCGGATTCACTCCGTAAACTTCAAAACCTAAACCGCTATTCCAATTAAAAATAACTGCGTCGTTTAATGCCGTATGTCTTCCTCCCGTATCCGTGTCCTTTACTTTTTCAACGCTTACCATAGTGCAATACTTCATTACGTCGTGTTTTATTAGCCTGTGAATAACTATCATATCGTCGCACCTGTTTAGGAACGCCTTACCGCCCTCGATATGGTCTTTTAATGGCGGTTTCAAATGTCCTTTAAAATCCCCGTCGGGGTATAAATGCCCGCTCCGTCCACTTTCGGTATTCGGGTGCGTATTTATGTAAATTGTCATTCCTGTTTTATTTACAAACTCCCGTGCCTTATTCATAAAAGTATAATTACCCTCGTAACTCATTTCCCTATCTAACCCCGTAAACGGGTCTATTAAACCAACATCGCAACCCGAAGCGTTAAATACTTCCAATAACTCCAACGGCTTGTAAAGTTTTGTATTATCCACAAATATAAAAAATTGTTCTAAATAGGTTGCGTAACTTTGTATTTGAGCAATCGTTAAATTCTTAAATTTTTCCCCTGAATACAACTGGATTAAATCCCGTAAAATTTGCCCCTTTTGATTTTCCCCGCTCCAAAGAATAAATTTTAATCCGTGTTTTAATGCAAGGCAAAGAAAATACCAATTTACCCAATACGTTTTACCTACGTTGTCGTGTCCTAAAATAATGTTTACTTGTCTTCGCTTGAATCTTAAATAATCGTCTAAACGGCAATCGATACCTAAACCCTCTTTTATTTTACCCTCTTTGAAATCTATTAAGTATTGTACCGTATCCCCCTGTTTTCTAATCATTGTTTCTATATTTATTCGGGTCGTCTTTTTCGTTTAGCTGAGCTAATATATTTCGAGTAAATTGTAAATCCAAACTTAACTCCGTTTGTTTCCCATTAGGGAAATTTTTACCTAACCATTTTTTAGCCGTTAAAAATAAACTTTTGTACTGATTATTTTTTTTGTAGTTTTCGATTTCGTCTAAGGTCGTGTTTATCTGCTCTTCGTTCCACGTTTCCGCAAGTTTATTGTATTCCTGAAAACTCAAAGACAAATGAGCGAACGCTCTATAAACATTTACATTATCATTTACATTATCATTTACATTAGCTTCGGTTTTGCTTTTCTTTTGCTTCGGTTTCGCTTCCTTTTCGCTTTGATTTTGTTTTGTTTTTGGTTTTATTCCGTTAAGATATTTTTTGTAGTTAGCTTCTAATTGGGGTGAAATTAAAATAAAAATAGTTTTGCTTATTCCGTTTAATTCAATCCTTTTCCCGTTTAACCCTAACTCGTAAACCGCCGTCCAAACGTCCGCCTGATTTTCTTTTGGTAACTCTTTAATTGCCTCATAAAAACTTCTATAAATTATCATTGAATCACGTTCCATAACTTAAAATTTAATCAATAAAAAACCCCTGCAACTCCGTCGGCTTCCACTTCGACTTTATTACAAGGGTTAATAACATCTTTAAGGTTCTATAATGTGGAAGGCGAACCGTTTACAAATATAACAAATTATTCAATACATTCTAAGTTATATTGTTTTTTTAATATACGGACTTGTATTTGTTCTAAGCCCCGTAAGGACTTGCAATCCATAACGTCCGTAATTAAATCGTTTACATTTCGATTAACTGGGTATTCCATTAACTCCAAACGTAATTCTCGGGTATCGTCTAAATATATCCTTTCGTTCGTCTTTTCAAACCACTCCGCCCGTTTTATATTATGAATTACGGTTGCGTGGTTTAACTTAAATAACTCGCCTATCTGCCGTAAATTATAGCCGTCGTTATGCAACTTTAACATTAAGAAACTTCGTTTATTTACGTACATTAACTTACGGCATCGTTTTATTAAATCGTGTTTATTGATTATTTCGATTACTAACTCTTTCATATTTCTTTTATTTCAATTACTAATTTTTCCCAAATATCCAACCGCCTAACTGCGTCCCGTTTATCGTATGCCGTTATCGTTGTCCGTGTTTTTTTCCGTGGACTGGATACGTATTCCCTCGTCCAATAAAGTACCGTATAAGTTTTCATATTTTGCCTCAATTACTTTACAATAGTGTTTCCAATTAAAACTGCCTGATTTGGTTACGTCCCTCATTCCCTCGCTCCACCATTTAATTTGCTCGCTTAAATTAGTTTCCATAGTATTCCTCTTCCGAATTTAATTCGTCCCAATAATCTCGCTCGTATTCCTGTTGTTTTTCCCAAAGGCATAAATCGTTAGCAACTGAAAAAATACCCTCGCAAATTGCGTCTATTTCGCTTTCGTTTAATTTGTATTCTATTTCCGTTTCGCCCGCATAAAAGTAAGCCACGATATTATCAATACTTACTTCAAAATGCCCGTCTAAATCGGGGTGCATCGTAAAGGAACACGAACCCCAAATAATTTCCTCATTGTGCTCAAAACCGAAGTCGCAAAATTCGCCTGTTAATTCTATGCTTAAATCTTTCATAACATTATTAAAATTAAAAGTTTGTAAATCAAGTAAGGCAATAGGGCTACAAATAACCCCCCCGCCAAAGTTTCGTAAAATTCTTTTTTAGTCATCGTTTAAACCTAATTTGTAAAGTAACTCATCCATAACTAACCATTGCATAACCGCCCGTTGCGTTGCACTATCCGAACTTCCGTAATTATCGCGAAGCTCCTCGTAATCCTTTTTTAACTCGTTAGCGTAATCCATTACAATTTCTAAAATTTCCTCTTTGTTCATAGCGTTTTGTTTTTGTTCGTTAATAATCATACGCAAATATAAATACTATTTTCATAACTACAAACTTTATTAAACTTTTTTTTCACTTTTTAACAAATTTAGAATTATTCTAAATAAGAAAACGCCCAATATAAACGGAAGAATTAGATAAACTTTAGATATATTTTAGATATATTTTAGATATATTTAAGCGTTTAGACTGAAGAAAAGCGTAATAAAATAAGTCTATAAACGAAAAAAGGGAGGCAAGCCAAGTGTCGCCACCCCCCTAATTAAAAACGCTATGCGCAAATTTACAAAGGAAACTTGAAACTATCTATATTTTTTTGTAATATGTTTCCAACTTCCTTACATTCCATTTTAAGTATGCGACCGCCTAACGGCTTTGCTGGTGCGCCCCTTTCAATATGCCAACCCGAACCGCCGTCCCCGTATTCCTCTTTATACGTACCCGTTAACATTAAATGAATATATTTTTGCCCGACTGAGTAACCGACTTTACTATTAAACTTTAATTCCTCCCTAACGTCGTTTCGTGCGCTGTTTTCGTGTATATGCCCCATTGTAAACACGTCGAAATCCTCGTACATTTCCAACGCCCTCGTTTGGTTTATTGCGCCCTTTGTTACAACCCCTCCACCTCCTGAGCCGTGGAAATACTTTATTTTTGTACTTACGACCGTGTTTCCGTGAAAATTTTGTTTTACAATTACCCAACCGCCGTAACCCCCCGTGTGAACTTTTGAACTGCATTTCAAATTTAACAAGTCTACAAACCTTTGTAATAAATCGGTTTCCTGATATTTAATAATGCTCGTTTCGTGATTTCCGTAACCTATTATTTTAAGTACGTCCGCATACGGCGTAAACCACTCGACCGCCGTTTCAACGATTGAATCCAAATAACGCCCGTTATTATGTTCGGGCAAAATGTTTCGACTTCGCCTATTATCGCCCCGCCCCTCCATTAAACAAAAAAAGTCGCCATTTACGACGACTGGAATATTATTCTCTTTACAAAAATCTAAATGCCTTTTAAGTAATTCCCTATCGCATTTCGGGTTATCCCAATGCAAGTCCGAAAGCATAGCGACGTGTATTTGTTTTCCGCTTAATTGTAATTCGTGAACGTTACGCCCGTGTTTTACGACTTCCATACCTTAAAAAGATTGATTAAAGGTTTAAGAAAAAACCCAACTAAAAAAGCAATTAAAACAATCCACCAATTTGCACGATATTTTACGACCTGTTGAGCCTTTGCCGTTTTCCATTTTGTCTTACCCTCGATTTGAATTGTCTTTATTCGCTCTTTGTACTCGATTCGTGTTTGCCAACGTGTTTTAGGTACGTAAACATTTCTAAATTGAATAACCGTATCCTTTGTAGTAAAAAATTTTTCCCAAATTATGGTATCGTTTTTTATTACGGGGAACGAATCCACCGAAGTAATACGTATCGTATCGCTATCCTGTACTACTTTTAAGCCGTGTTTAATAGCTTTTCGGTAGTGGTATTGTGCCTTGCGTTCACTCGAACACGAAAACGCCGTTAAAACGGCTAAAAATACGATTAAACGTTTCATAAATTTGTAAGCATATCAATTATTCGAGGACACGGGTAAATATCGCTTTTGTCCTTACGTACTGAATTATGCGTATAAATTCCTTTTGTACCCTTAAAAGCCTCTTTGTCTATTTGGAAAATTTCGCTTCGGTATTCTTTTGGAATCGTGTACGTATCGCAAAGGTATTCGAGTAACTGGCGGGTACTTTCGATTTGGGCATCCGTATAACGCTCCCAATAAATATGCCCCTTAAACGGCTTGTCTAACGTTGTAACCTCCCTCGGGTCAATTAAACCCCCTGTGTAATTGTAAAATTTGCCGTTTCTAAGTTTTAACGGTCCATAATTGCATATTTCAATACCTACCGAACATTTATTTAAGTTTTGATATGCCGCCCCGTTTTTAGAAAAGTCTTCTACGTCTATTCCTAAATGCCACGCCCAATGCTTACTTGAAAAGCATTGTACTATTTCGCCTTTTTCACCTACAACGAACGCCGTCGCTATCCGTGTTTCGTTACTATTCCAAAACCTCGATACCGCCCTTGCATCGCCACCCCCCGCCGTATGGTGCAAATAAATTTGTTTTTTTTCGTTTTCTTCTTGGAAATACTGCGTTTTGTCTAAACGTACCTGAATAATTTTATTTAAGTCCAATTTCATCGCTATCCTTTTTTATTTCTTTTGTCCTGCTAATTAGATTTTTCAAACTTGCCCAAAGGTCTATGCCCCGAACCGCTTTGTAATTTTCGTTAATGCTTACAACTTCAATCGAAACCAAAACCAACGCCATTATTTTAGTTAATAGTAAATCGACGGAAAAGATAGTTTTTACTATCGAATTAAGTATAAACCAATCAATAAGAAAAAATAAAATAACCGTTAATTGGTATAAAAACATTTTACTAATTATTTGGCTCAATCCTCTACTCGTTATTGGCTTACCCTGTTTACGGCTTTTCCATATGCCCGTAATTGTGTCGAATAAGATAGCGCACCCCACGGCTAATAACATACCATAGACGGGCATAAAAAACGTTATTAAAACGCTTAAAATAACGCTAAATTTAGACTGTATCGCCGTTAATAAAATCGTCGTCGTTGTTTTCATTTGATTGTAATAATTGAAAAGTAAGTAAACAAATATACGCTCCTGCTAAAATACGAACGTAAATTTGCGTAGATTCAAGTAAGGCAACAAAGCAACCCGCATAACCTAAAATAAAATACAAACCCGCTACTCCTTTACTGTTCATATAGGTAAGTTAAAAATAATTGTATCGTATTCTTTATTTGCCATTTTAATTTATTCGATTTATGGTTGCAATTACTGAGGGTATTGCGGGATGTATTGAATTTCCATTTTCATAAATTAATTCGATTGAAGTTGACGTTGTTGCCCACATGATTTCGACATAATCACCAGCGCGCAACGACACGAAAAGATTCCATGCGGGATTGTGGTAGTGGTCGGTTTGAATGGTGACCTTGGTGTTTGAATTGTCAATGTCAATACCATTCACACGAAACCAAATGTCAACGTGTTGCGTCGAACCACCTGAAGTTTGATAAATTTGCGCGCTGAATTGAACGTTGTAAATCCCGTCTTCGTCAACAACCATTTGTGAATTTTCGGCTATGTTTACACCTTGATTCAATAACACGTCTGCCATTCGCATCGGTGTAGGCGTGTTCACGCTTGTCGTTTGCGTTTCTAATGACACAAATAAACCATAAGGATTCGATATTCTCATTTCCGCGCCCGTGATTGATTTGGACGTATAACCGTCGGGCGTGGCTTCGCTTATTTCCAATAAATCGGTAGTTTGTAAATTACTACCCTTTGCGGGTAACTGGCTTATTTTTATGCTCATTTGATAATTTTTTAATCAATTTTTGCAACTTAATAACGTTGCTTTTTTTTGGCTCGTATTGTTTTTTCATATTACCCAACCCGTATAATTTGAATCCGTGTTCGGGTAAATATCCGAATTACTATTTGTATAGTATTCTGGAAAAGTATTACCCGAAAATAACATAAATTGTATAAAACGCTCCGTATAGTTTTGCGCTAAATACCTTTGTTTGTCTATTAAAAAATCTACTTCGTTTTTTTCTACGTTTTGGGCGTTTTCCGAACTATGCTTAAATATGCCTTTGTTCGCCATTGTGTACGCCATAAAAGGTAAATACTCTACCATTGCCCAATGTATTAACATCGGTTTCAAATAAATTTCAACTAAATCTAAATACGGGTTCGCTAACGTACCCGCCACTATATCCGCTTTAATCTTATTTAGTAATTCCGTACCCGTGTATTGCTGAATATGTATATCCTGAGCGACTTTAATCCATTGAATAAAGGTATCGGTATCTATATTCCCGTTTAGCGCCGTAAATCGCACTAAATCGTCCCTTGTTATTAGTAATGCCTCTGCCATTATCTCGTTATTTTTCTTTGCGGTTGTGGGTTACTTGGTAAAAATCCATAATTAGGCATATCTACGGGGCGTTGCGATACCAAAGGCTCGTTAGTAATTGTATAGCCTAACGCCGACGCTTTCGCTTGTCCTATTTGTTTTGCCAAAGGGCTATTAATATCTATACCAAACCTCGAATCGAATTGCGCATATAACTGTTTATTCCAACGGTGGTGACAATTACCCCCTCCCTTGTATAGCCATATCGAATAAGTATCCGCCCCCTCTGGACCCCAACCCTCGTTTACTACTTGAAATTCCATATTTACAATATCCTCCTTTCGGTAAACCTTATTTGCCGACATCATTTTTTTACAAAACGGGCGGGTATTATCGCTCATAACTCCCGCATAAACATAACGGGTAAAAAATTTAACGCCGTTTATCGTTTCGTCCTGTATTGAACTTGCGTTAGGTCGTGCCGTTCCCGTACTTACTAACTCAACTAATTTATTTAATAAACTTTTTTTAGGCTGTTTATTTAGTAACTCGTTTTCCTCTTCGTCCGTATCGTAATTAACTGGCTTTTCGTCAATCAATACCCAACCCTCGGGTACGTCTTCGCCTTTATCTATTAAAGCCTGCGCAATTTCATTACCCAACGCGCTTAATTCCGTTGCATCCGCTCCCGTTTCCTCAGTAACTTGCTCTTCCGTTTGTGCGTTTTCTAAATCCGTAAACTCCAAAGGTTTTAACGTCCTAAAAAATAACTTTAACGAAATGCCATTAAACGCCAAAATTTGGTCGAACGCCTCTAAAATTTCCTCCTGAAAAGGGCGGATTACCATATTATTAAACAATATAAAAGAATTTTGTAATTCATCTGCATTACTTGAAAATCCGTTACTCGACGCAATACCAAATAATAAAGGGCTTGTAACGTTATGCCCTAACATTATTTTACGTAAACATTCCTCGGATAAATAGGTATAATGGTCGGGCGCATCGTTTAACGGAATATCGTCTACCGTTGTTTTTGATTCCGTGTTTTGGTTAAATGCAACTATAACCTTTTGCCCTTTTGAACCCGTTAATTTACTTAATACCTTTTGGCTTATTAAATCCTGTTGCTCTTCGCTCGGAACTCCGTTATTAAAATTTACTACTTTCGTTCCTGAGAATCCGTTTTGAACTTCGTTAATTAAATAATCGCTTACCTCTTCCTCTAAAAGTGCGTAGGGTAACGCCCCCTGATAATCGGGATAGGCGTAATACTTCATTCCAACCCCGTAAGGCTTTACGAACATTATTTCGATATTCTCTTTTGAATACTCAAACGCTGGGATTCGTTTTGGTGGAAATTTCCGCACGTCTTCCCAATTATCGGAATAATAATACCCCGTTACTTCGCCTTTGTCGTTGCATTTTTCCGCCCTTAATAAGTTAACGGGTATATGATAAACTTTGAGTATTTTGTCGTGTTTGTCGTTGTAGTGAATTTGTATTGCAAACTGCCCAAATAACTTCCTATCGAATACCATTTTACGTACGCAATCCTTACCAAATAACGCCATCATTTGGGCGTATTCGTTAGGCTTTCTCGAAGCGTCTAACGCACTAATACCTTTGCCGTAAATTAAACGGCTTACGTTGTTTATTATAGCGTTATTCGTTGTCGAATTTGTGTACCTTTCAATAAGGTAATTAAAGTAATTGTTTTCCGTTCCCCAACCTACCCACGCATCTCGGGAACTTTCCGTTAATACGGGTTGTTGGTATTCGGCTAATTGTAAAACGTGAACGTTATTCATACATAATAAAATCGTTGGTGCTTACGTTGCTAACGTAACCGCCATTGTTAACGGAAAAAGTATCTATATTTTGATTTGTGCAAAACATCCGCTCTTTTAGAATAACCTCGTTAGCGGCGTTTTTGAAGATAGCCCAATAAAAATGGTTTTCCTCGACTGGCAATACTGCCGAACACGCAAAATCATAACCCCCAACAAAAAAAGTAGGGGTACCTACGGGAACGGCTACGTTCGTGTTTTCGTCGATTAAAGTTAACGTCGTTGGAACGCCATAACGGGGAATAAATCGAAAGTTTTGAGCTACAACTAATTCTTGTACTACTATCATAATACTATAACCTTTATTTCGTTTTTTTGTGCAAAAAAAAAGGGAATGTTTCACGTGAAACACTCCCCTCTTTACCTTTTGAAAACCTTTTTAAGAATTAACTACCGTAGGGGTATTTAGCAAAGTTACTAACTGCGCCTGCGTTGAAGCATCTAAGAAATTTGCGGGCGTTGCTTCCTGACCTGTAAACGTCAAAGAATACCCGTTCATATCACCCAACGCCGTACCGTTACCAATCGTTCCCGCCGTTACGTCCATACCTCGCAATAAACCCGCAATAAAATATTGCCCGTTATTGTTTTCTACGATTATGTTTGGACGCCCGTAAGAAAGTAATTTAATTTGTTTGTGCGTAATCGCGTCTTGCTTTTTTAATTGAACGGTCAAAACTTGCTCGAAAAACGTAGTTCCGTTTTCCCGTGAACTTGTAATCGTTTGCTCGAAACTATTTGTACCCTTTAATTCGTACTTGTAAATTGAACTCAAAGCGGGTAATGTAATCGCTGTTATTTGGTCTTCGTAACCTACCGCCGTATCGTAAGTAATATCCGTTTCGTCGTAAAGTCCGTAATTAAGAATATAAATGTTTCTTAAACCTCCTACCGCATCTTTACAAGGCTCTAACCTACCATGTGAAATATCGCAACTCATATCTATTATTATTTAATGTTAAAAAAAGGGGGTATATTTCAACCCCCGAAATATATTAAGCTACAACAACCATATCCTCGATAACTCCGTATTGCGCTCCTGCTGCATATCGCATAATTACACGTACGTTGTCATCGCCCAAAGTAGCCGAAGTGTCAATTACCCTAACCTCTTGCGTATCGCTCAAAAGTGAACACCCAAAATAAAGGTTTGAAGTAGTCGTACAAACTGCCGCCCCTGCTGGTAGACCGTTAGCCATAAAAATTGGAATACCGTTAAAAGATAGGTTCCCGTTAGTGTACCACATTGTACCCTGTGCGTTAATACCCGCATTGGCTAACGAACCCGAACCCGCTTGCCCAAAACCGCCCAAAGCCGAAATATAGTATTTAACCCAATCCTGAGCCAAATAAATTTTAAGGTCGGGTTTTCCGTACAAACTTGCGGGTATTTCGTCAACGATTAACTGCAAACGAGAAATAGCATTTGACGCTGTAATTGGTGCTATTGCTATAAGTTGGTTTACGGGTAACGCTGGGTCGTTTTGCGCTGTAAACCAAAGCCCGTCAAACTCGCCCGAATTTGTCGCATCACCTTGCCAAATAGAAACCTCGTTAGCGGCTGCAACTTTTTCGGCTGCGTATGCTATTAAATAATCGGCAAAAGATTTTGGCAACGTGTCAAAAGACGAATAACCCATTTCAATAGATTGCCAAGTGTTATGGAACTCTTTTTTACAAAGGGTCATATTTACTTGTAAGTCTTTAACCTCTAAAACACGCTCCGTTAAATTGACTTGCCCCGCTGGGTTAAAGTCGCACGTTGCGTCTGCTAAAAAGTTAGTCGTTTCAAGTCGCTGAATAACGGACTTAAATTTTACGTTAGGCATAACGGTTACCCCGCCACCCTCGATAGTTGGCGCGCTCAAAAGAGCCGCCGATACGTACTTGCCTGCCCACTGACCTGCGTACGATGTTGTAATGTTTGGATTTGGCATTTTTTCTAATTTTTATTATTTATACATTTTGTTTAATACGGAGTCCATAATTCCCCGTGGTGCTTTCGCTCCGATTTTAATTACTTCGGACTTAGCTTCGTTTTCGGGGTTAAACGCAATAGGCTTAGGCGTTTCGGTAAGTTCGGTTGCTTCCGTTGCAACTGCGTTAACTTTTGAAAGTTTAGCCAACTCGCTTTTTAACTCTTCATTTTCTTTTAATAGTCGTTCCATTTCGCTAAAAAATGTTTCTTTAACGATACTTTCGACTGTCTTTTTAGGAGTAGATACGGGTGCGTTCATTGTTTCCTCTTCGACGGGTTCAGTTACCTTTTCCTCTTCCGTTACTTCCTCTACCTCTTCCTCTTTTTCTTTAACCTCGGAAATAATACCCTCCTCGACGATTACCAAAATACGCCCGTCCTCTAATTCGTATTCCCCAACGGGTACGGCTATTCTTTGTTCGTCTTCCGTTACTACAAAAACCTCTTTACCCGCTTCGAATGTTTCGGCTTCGATTACCGTAACCCCGTCGCCCATTTTCATAGTTTCCAATTTAACCTCCTTACTAAGTAGGTTTTTTATTTGTTGCAAAAGTGTACTATTTTTCATTATGATTTTATTACGTTTTCCATTTCAGTTTTTAACTCTTTTAATTTTTTGTAGGCTTCCATTTTTTCGGGTTCTATGCCTACCTCTTTGGATTTGTTTTCGTAGTCGCTTAAATCCGTGTCAATTTTTCCCGCCGTTTTTTCGTACGTTGCTTTGATTTCTTTTTTTAACTCTTTAATCTTTTTTAACCCGTATTGCATTTCTACAATATCCGCCTCCAAAGACTGTAACGAACCTAATTCCAATTTACTTAACTGGATATTATCGGCACGGTTAATTTTGTCTAAAATTGATTTCATATACATATAATTTATTTGGTTTTTTTTTGTTGCATTTTTACGGCTGTGGATTCCAATTTGGGGCGGGGGGTTGCACTGGTGTAACGTCGCTACCTATTCCCTGATTTTGTAATTCACCCGTACAACATTTTTTTTTGTACGTTCCGTCTTTACATAGGCACGCCCGTTTACCACTTGTACGGCTTGCCCTCGGTTTGTTTCCGTTTTGATTCATAAATACCCGCTTAAAAAAATTAAGCATTTTTAATTTGTTCTAATTTTCTTTGCGCCCACTCAATACCCGCATCGCCTCCCCACGCTAACCACATTAAACGCCCGCAACCGTCGCCTAATTCCTTTTTAGAATTTTGTTTATGCCTTGCAAAACTTGCCATACGTGCGATTGTTTCACGTGAAACATTTTCGCCGTTTGCTAATTGGTGCGCCCGTGCTTTTCCCGTTGCCTCGCCACAACTTCCCCAACCGTTTTCCTCCGCATACCTAATTGCTATTTTTGCGTTTTCCTGTGCCTCTTTTGGGTAGTCGTTATATGTTTCTAATTTTACGTTAAAAAGCGTTCTAAGTTCGTTTATTACTTCCGTGGCTTCCTCTTCCTCTAAACTCATTTCGTACTTATCCGCAAAATAACCCTCAATAGAAAACCCTTTGATTTTTCCCTCTTTAACATCGTTCCAAACTTCGTCGTTATTTACTTTCATTGAAATCATCCACGTCCCTCTGGGTAAATCAAAACCATATAATCGGCTTTTATCCGTTTTGCTATCCTCGATTATCCAACTTTCGACTACGCTTAACCCTTTTAATACTTCCTTATGTTCGTACGTAGCGTTATTTTGATTTGAACGCATTAAAAATAATTCGCTCGCTTTGCGTACCGTTGCCTCTGAAAAATAAATATAGTATTCCTCTTTTTTATCGTTTACTCGATATATTTGTTTGTTTGGAATCAATGCCGCCCCCATTAAAATACGCTTTTCCCCGTCGATTTCTTTTAACTGTATTTCGTGTTTGTTTAGGGCAATAAAATTTTCCTCTATTGCGGGGCTATGCACAACGCTTACCGCATCTATACCCCCCTCGGGGTCGTTTTCGTCTATTATTAATTCGACTATTCGCATACTCATAAAACTAAAATTAAATTAAAGCGTTGCGTTTTGTACCCTGTTTCGTTCTAAACTTTGTGCGCTCGTTACTTCGCCACTCACTACAAAAGCTTGCATAGGTTGTTGTTGTAATTGCGCTAATTGGTTTAATCCGTTATTACCTACAACGTTAAAATTTGGAGCTTGCGTACCGCCACTTGCACCCGCCCCGATACTTCCACCACCACCGCCTCCACCACTTCCACCACTTGCCCCGCCTCCCTCGAATTTTTGGCTCGCTATTTTTGCGATATTCACCAAACCCGCCGTAACGGCAATTCCCGCCGCAATACCCCCACGTATCGGGCTACTCGGGTCGGGTATCGGTACAAACTGCGAACCGTAAGCCGCTACCGCATTTTTATACGTGTCAATCGTGGCACTGGCAATTTGAGCCGCCTTTTTTACATTAAACGCCCTCTTTGCTTCCTTTTCCCCTTTTTTACCGAATAACTCCGTTAAACTTTGTATCGCTGTTAAACCGCTTTGTACTAATTCTAAATTTCTCGATGCCGCCTCTTGTCTGCGCTTTGCGTCTTCGTCTGCGTACTTTTTATTTATTGCGTCTATTTCACGCCCTTTTGTTTCGGCTATTTCTTTTTCCGCCTCTGCATTGCCTATCGCTAAATCCGTAATAGTTTTGTATTTTTGGTTTATTGCCTCGATTTCCTTTTGTTGTTCGGTTAATAATCTATTAACGTTATCCTGTCTTAATTTAGCTAACGCCTCGTTTAATTCCTTTGTTTTTTGCTCGTCTATTTCTTTTAATTCGTCGTAGGCTTTTGTTTTTTTATCCGTTAAAATTGAACGCTCTTGTTCGGTTAATAAGTTAATTGCGTTTTTTCGTAATTCGGCTAAATCTTTTCTATATTGCTCCTCGCTAATTTTTCCGTCTTCATATTGTTTATTTAATGCGTCTTTTTCGTCTTTTGTCCGCTCCTCTAAAAACGCCTTTTCCCAACTATTGTAATTACTTAATATAATCGCCTTTTGTTTTTCTTTTGCGTTCTTTATTAAATCTATTTTACCCTTTTCGCTTTCGCTTAATAACTTGTATTCGTCCTCATATTGTTTTTCGATTTCGTCGATAGTTTGTTTACGCTGTTCGGCTTGTAATTTCGATTTTTCCTCCGCCGTTTTTGCGTTATCTTTCGATAATTGTTTGTTATTACCTTCCTGAGCCAGTTTTATTGCTAACTCATTATCTAAAACCTGCCCTTTTAACTGGTTTAGTTTTGCCTCAGCTTCCTCTATTGCTTTATCGCCCTCTGCTTTCATACCCTCGGGGTCAAAAAATAACCCTGCTAAGGATTTAGTCATACTTTTTTGTACCCCGTCTATCATTGCGCTAACTTTTGGTATAGCTGTTCCCCCTAACGCCGTTATTGCTTTGTTTACAGGTATCATTATTGTATCTATCATTTGGGCTATTAATCGTGGAAGTCCTAAAATGCCATTAAACAATAATGTAATTACTCCCTCTGCTATTTTCCTATTTCGTTTTTCAGCTTCCAACTCCATAGCTTTTCTTTGCTTCATTGCAGCTATGTACTGCTCCTGTTCAATTACCGCCGTTTTTAATCTTTGCGCCCGTAGTTTATTTATTTCTATTTCGGATTTACCCGCTAATTTTAACGCCTTTTCCTCTAAAGTAAAAACCTCTAGTTTTTTTTGGGCTATTTCTGCGCCTCGTTTTTCTTTTTCTATTAACGCCTCTTGCTCTTTATTAACTCCGCTTACTGCCGCCTTAATATCGTCCCAATAAGCTACTATGGTACCCAATGCCACGACCAATAAACCGATACCCGTAGCGACTATACCGCTTTTTATGCCTTTTAAGGCATTTACTGCAACCGCTCCTAATTGCTTAAATGCGTCTCTACTTTGGCCCAAAGCCTGTAAGCCTTGACTTAATGCCATTGCGCTTTGAACTTTTAACATCATTTTTTGCACCTCTTGAGATTCTGCCCCCATTAAGCCCATAGCACCCGTAACTGCTGATAATCCACCCGCAACGCCACTTAACGAACTGCTTAACGCCTTAAATTTTGCGTCTGGGTTAAAGGCGTCCGTTAACGCTTTTGCGTCCCCTATCCTATCTTTTAAGTCCGCCGCCCTCTTTGCCGCCTCGACTGCCTCCTTACTCGTTGCCCCGTATTTATCCGCTAACTTTTGTACCTCCGCCTGCGCCTCTTTTAATTGCGCTTTTAGGCTTTTGCTATTATCGTTTATTTCAAGTTCTATCGTTCGTTTTTCTGCCATTTCCTTTTAATTTTATTTCTCGTTTGCCCTGTTTCCATTGCCCCCGTATAGTATCGTGCAATTTATATTTCCCTTTTGCTATTTCTATAAATTCGTGTTTTCCTATAAACTCGTCTATTTGTAATAATTCGACTATTTGTTTTATGTAACTCATCTTAAAATAATTATTTGCCCGTTTCTAATTTGACCGTTTGCGTATTCGTATTCTATGTTAATAAAGATTGTATCGTTAACGCCTTCTGTTACCCGTGTAGCGTCTGTTTCCGTTACCCTTATTTCCTCTTCCTCAGTTATTCGTGTTTCAACATCCAATACGGGTAAACTTATTCTTATTGACTGCTCTTCCGTTATTTCGTTGGGTAAAATTATTACATCCGAATTTGTCGAAGTAAACCGAACTAAACTAATACTACCCGTTCTCGACGTTGCGTTGGGAAAAGTAATAGGAACGGTTACCGTATTCCTGTCGGGTTCTACGTTTATTATCCTTTCGGGTTCGACGGGCATAAAATCGTTAAGTAACTCAAACTCGGTAACGCCCGTTACCATATTCGTTTTCATTTGGTTAATTAAATACCTTTTATCCCGAATAATAACCCTGTCGTTTAACTGGATTCCCGTTAATAAACTTACGGGCAAATTAGCCTTAACCGTTGTAAGCCTGTTTTTCGGATTAAATAAGTTAGCTAAATACGGAAAATAATACGTCGCAAAAATACTTTGCTGAATAGGGTTCAACCAATAAGACGAAGTTTCGGGGGCAAAGTTAATAGAGTATTTAATGCTATTGTCCGTTAAATCCTGCCCGAACATCGTATAATTAAAATTTGTAAAAAACCCTGAGCCGTCCGTATAATGTATATGATTTGCTAACGTAATGCCCCCGTATTTATACATTAACAAAGGCTTAGGAATATACGGCGAAAAACTCTCGTTTAACGAATAACCTAACTGTAAATCCGTACCCGTAAATTTGTTAAACAACATATTTTCAAAAGGTACTTCTAACGTAAATTCGCCTCCGTCGTACGGGTACTGGTATTCCGTGTTTCCCCATTGCTTTAACCCTAACTCGAAATACTTTTTATTCATAAAACCCTCGGAATCCTGAAACTTAAAAGCAATTTTTTTATACAATTTTACGCGGCTTATACCTATTTCGTCTTTATCCGTAAATTCCGTAATATCAATTATTGCACCCGCTCCATACCAATCTGCCAACGGAATTATTTTGAAAGTATTTAGGCTTTCGCCATAACACGTTAAATTAAATTGCTTTAATATACCCGCTATAAAATCTTGTACTTTAATTAAAGGCGCTAACGTTTGCAAGTCCGTAAACGAGGTTAGATTATTTACAATACATCGATATTTTGCGTTGCTTTGTAACGTTCCTAAGTTTGTAATTTTGTCTACTATGTAATCGACGTTTAGCGTTATATTAACCGCCCCGTTTGCTCTTAGTTTGAACGTGTAAACATCGTTTAACCCTAATTGATTTGTAAAGTAACCTAAATCCGCATTACCGCCGTTACTAAACGTAAAACCTTGCCCTTGCCACGTTTGAAATAAACTACCATTTGCGTAAATATCTAAATAAAAAGGTATCGTTATATTAGAATTTGCCTGAACCGAAATACTTACGGCGTGTTGGCTTGCCCCGTTAAGATATTGTACCGTAAGCTCCCCCGTTGTTAAATTGAACGCCGTGCTTAAATCAAAAGGGTTAATCGTTGACGGCAATAAAAAATTATACATTACGTTTTGTGCTTGTCCCGTGAACTCAAAAGCGTTTTTATTTTTATACCATATATACGCCTGCGTAAATTTCGGGTCGCTCAAAAAACTTCCCGTAAACGTTATTCCGTATTGATTTGCTATTAAATCAAAAATACTTTTAACCCGTACCGCTGGGAATAATTCCCTGTAATCAATCGCCCCCGCGTTATTACTTATATTGTTTCCGCTTCCAACGTTTAGCCAACTCGGGTAATTTCCGTTAGGGTCTACGCCTTGATATTGCCATATTCGATTTGACGTAATTAACGGGTAACATACGTCCCAATCAATACTCGCATTTGTTATTCTTTGATATACCTCGTTAAACGTGTAGTCGTGGTCTAACGCTGAATGGTCTAAAACTGTTAAAAGGTCTTCGCCTACTAAATCTTTTAACGAAGTTACATCGCCGTAAAATGTAATCGTGTACGAACTGGGTTGTCCGTTTTTTAGTTGGCTCTTTTCCATTTGAATTTTACCACTACGGAAAAAGGTCATATCTATTTCAATAAAGCCGTTTAACCGTTCCTGATAATTTATTGTACCCGTAACCGCATTTTCGTAAAAGTATTCCCAAATAGCGTTATTTACGGGACTTGTCGGAATAGTAAACGACTGCGAAAAATCCGTAAACGTTTTACTTATGTCCTGTATGTTTTGTATTGTCGAAGTTATTTCTATTGTTTCGTCGTTAAATAAATCTAACTTTTGCCCCTCAACAAAAATTCGTACTTGCCTTTTCATTAAATTACGTTATTTATTAAATCGTGGCTTTCCTCAAACTCCAAAACGTAATTTATTTGTTTCGTGTTTATGTTTTTTTGTTTGTCTAAACTTTGCGTTTTCATTTTAACGGGAAACCCGTTTAGTAAAATTCGTTCGCTTAAAAGTAACTGTTGTAAATTGCTCGAAAACGTTTCATTCACCCAACCCGTATTAACTCGGTGCGTTATTATTCCGTTAGTGTTAAATGTTTGCCGTTGGTTTGCTTTCGTGTCCCAAACTCCAAACACCCCCATTTTTTGCATTAAATTAAATTCAGTCGTTGACGTGTTTAAACTTTCGTAACTCGCTTTGAAAAAAAACTCCCTTTGCCACGCTCCGTACATATTTACAAAGTCGCACGTAATTACATCGTACTTACATTCCTCGATAGGATAAAATGTAGCCTCCCAAATTAGTACGTTTAAGTTCGTGTATATTTCTACTTTGTTTCCTGTTAAATAATAATTAGGGTAAACCCTATAAACTTGGTAAATATTATTGGACAGGCTTATTGCACTCGTATAAATTAAACCCGTTTGTAACTGAATATATTTAACGTAATAACCCGTAGGCAAATAAGCCGTAATCGTACCCGCCCTTTGCAACGTGTTTACGCTCGGGTTATTATTAGTATCCGCCCAATAATAATAATTTTGTTCGTCTAAAAATCCCGTTTGCTGTGGTATATGCTGAGGGTTGTACCCCTGTTCGTAATAACCGAATCCGTCAAAAGCAAAATACGTAAGCGTATCTAATAAAGTGTAAACGTTAGCAACTAATTTGTAACGTGAAACTTTAACGCAAATATATTGGTTCGTGTTTACGGGCATATTGTCAACATTGTAGTTATTCGCTACGGTAGGGTGCTTAATGTACTCCATTAAATACGGACTTATATTGTAAAGCGTTTGCGTATTGTTGCTCGCTGGAATAAGTTTTTCTAACGTGTACGTCGGGCTTGTCGGTACGGGGTTTCCGTTTTTATAAATATACAACTCAACTTTACTACCGCTTTGCCCTACCGTGTCTATTTCTATAATAAACGGACTTCGTGCAAAAATTCTATTTATAGCCATAATTTTTCATATTTTCTTTCATTATTTGGTTGAATAGTTTTTCACTTTCTAAACCATACCTATTTATTAACGTATCGGGCAACCCCTTAAAACCCTGCTCAAAAGGTTCCGTAAACCATAAACTCGGTTTAATACCTTTTTCAAAAATCGAGCGTGCAATTAAAAACTGTAAAGTTTTTCGTCCTGTAAACTTACCTTTGTCCCGTGGTGCTAACCCTCTTCGTACTATCCATTTGTCTAATTTACTCGGCGGGGGCATTTTGGTTTTGTAACTGAACGGCGTATTGTATTTTTGTTTAACGCCCGATACTCCTTTGTCCTGATACCAACCGTACTCCTCCATTTCAAACATAAAGGTCATTGAATTAGGCATAACCTTAACCGTTGCTTTTAAGCTGTCTTTTAATTTACCCGACGCCGTTTTTATAGCCAAATTTTGTTTAGCATTTTGAATTACAAAATCCCTAAATTCCTCTAACGCCTTTAATTGTAACTCCCTATCCATTTTAACAAACGTCCATATCGTTAGGGTAATCTACGTCGAAAGTCATTGCCCAACCCGCTAAATAATTTTCAAAACGCTCCGTAAAAGGTTCGCACGTTGGCGCTCCTCTTAATTTATACATATTGTCCCACATTGTGCCGTGTTTCAATTTTTCAAACGCCCTATTTAGTATTAAAAATGTAGTGTTCAAAACGTCTATTTCATTATCCGCATTTTCAAAATTATTCGGTGCTTCCTCTTTGCGTTGGCTTACGTTGTCCATACATAAAAGCGTAACGTTTGCCGTTAGTACGTTGTCGTTTAATGTAATTTGATTAACCATAATATGCACTAACGGGAAAATGGTTTGTTTGCCTAAATCGACTGCAAATATATTACCCTGCGTTACCGTGTTTGTAAGTACGTCCGTATCGAAGTGCGTTTTTAACTGGCTTAATAAACTGTAATACCCGTTCATAATTTATTCTTTTTTATTTCCGATATTTCTATTTCGTTTTTTTCCTGTTCGAACGTGAGATAGGTGAGACATTTATGTAATCCGTATTTAACGACTTCGTCATATTTTGTAAGGTCTCCCTTAGTAAGTCCGTATATACTTCCATACCAACCCCATTTTTTGCCAAATTGCGTTCTAAGGCTGTAATCGTTTTCCCGTTCGTCATTTTGTTCGTTTCCGTTTCCAAATAACTTAGGGTAGCGTTTAATAACTCGTTTCCTAAACTCCAAAAAAAAACACTTGCCCCTATCGCAACGTCCATAGGTGCGTACTGCATTGCGTCCGAAAATTCACTTGCCCCCGTGTATTCAAAGATTTCGTATTTATCCCCTTTGCTCTTTGTAATTGGTCGGTACATTACCGCCATAGCCTTATGGAAATCGTCCCAACTCGAAAGGTAATTATCTAAATCCACGTATTCGCCAAACGTTATATTTTCTAAATCGGTAATAAACCCAAACTCCATACCTCCAACCTTAAACCGTGGTTGAAACTTTGGCTTTTCCGAAAAGATTTTATTAAAATGTAATATCAATTCGTTTATGCTCGTTAACTTCATTTTGGCAACCTCTTTTAACTGAATACCGCAAAAAATTTCAATCATTTTTTCGGCGATAAATTCCTCATCGTTACTATTTTTTTGAACTTTGAGAAAAGCCTGATAATTCTTTAACGGTATTTCGTTAATCGAACTTGGTACGTTTATTTCTATGCGCATATCTTATTAACTTTTATTTCGTGTTTTTGTAGTTTGTAGCAACTTCGTACGCCTTTAATAACATTTCAAAATGAGCGGGAAAACGTGCCATATTATTAAACACAATTTGCACCCGCACCCCCTTGCGTTCATAAATGTAGTTTTCAACTGCGGTAATCATTACTCGCATATCGTTCGTTTTATCGGATTGCATATTTTCCGTAATTAGCATTTAACCCTAACGTTTCCATTTCGTGGTAACGTAAAGCGTCGATTGCGTGGTTATTAAATTCGATAGGTTTGTTTAATCGTTTCCCTGTTTTGTCCGTGTCCCAAACGTAACCCCTCAACTCTTTAATTAAATTCGTGCTGTTATTCGTTATTAAATACTCATTGCGTTGCATTACGTCAATACCGTAGTTTATTGAATCCTTACCCTTTGTAACGCCCTTAATCGTTTTTCCGTAGCGTCTTATTTCCTCGATACTTTTCGGCTCTGAACTATCCGCATAAATCGGTACGGCACTTGATACTAACTTTGCAATATCCGAATTTAATAACCCCTTTTGGTAAACAATTTCGTTTACTATCCTTTGCCCGTTATATGCGTAAATTTCAACTATCGCCGTGGGGTCGTTTGTATAACCGAAGTCCATACCTAACCCTAATAAACGTGCGTCTTTTGGTATCGTGTCTATTGTTTTCCAATTACTAAATACAACGCCCTCCAAAATACCTAATTGCCCCTCGCCGTAAACCTTCCACCAATTAGCCCAATAACTCGACGTCTTCGCCTTTTCTTTATTCTTTTCGATTTGGGTAACTATACTTTTATCCAACGCCTCGTTATCCTTGTAAGTTAAAATAAGAAAATCGGAATCGGGTTCGTCTTTTAGTTCGGTGTGAACCCAAAATTCGTTGGCGGGGTTAAAATCTAAATAAACTTCCTTTCGTGTTCTAATAGCAAGTTCGTTGTAAGAATCAAAGGTAACATTGTTACATTCGTTGATATAAAGAATGTCGCGCCTTGCTCCCCGTAATTTACTCGAATCATCTGCGCTAAAAAATTCTATTACACTTCCGTTCTTAAATTCGTAAGTAAGTAACGATTTATTAAATTGGTTTTCGTTATATCGGTTTGTCCACTTTAGAATCTTAATAAAGTCCTTTAATGCACCCCGCCTTAAATGGGGTATCGTTTCAGCAACTACGCTTATTTCTAAACTTGGCGAAGTTACCGCCTTGTTAATTAGTACGGCTAAAATTGAATAAGTTTTCGAAGCGCTCGTTCCACCCTGTATTATTTTAATCCGTCTTTTAAGAGCGAGTACTTTATTCGTTGCTGTTGTCCTCTTGAACATCGGGAAATAAAGGTTGTTCTAATAACGTTTGTTCTATTTGCTGAACGGGTGCGCCATAACCGCTATCCATTAGGGCCTTGTAAGCGTTTACGTCCCCTTCCCGTGCTTTTTTAATTAGCGCTAAAGTCATTAGGTCTTCTTGGCTCATTGTTTCGTTTTCTCCTGTCAATGGATTCTTTAAGTTTTGGTTAACTTCTAACCACCTTCGCGCTACTGTGCTTCGGTTCTTACTTCCCTTTGGACGTCCGTTAGGGTTTCCGCTTTCGCCTTTTTCAAACGGCTTCAGGTTGTCTAATTTGTCCGCCATAATTCTCTGTTATTTCACTGTTTCTCCGTTGCGTTTAATTACTAAACTCGGGTCGAG